TCATTCTCCATAAATCTTGTGTTGATGCTGATGATAATAAACCTGATGAATTATTTAAATTAACACTAACACTTCTAATAGGTAAAAATGACGATGGATGCTGTATAGTTAATGTATTTGTAGGTCTTCTAACACAAATTATAAACAAATCAGGAACTTGATTAAGTTGTATATTTTGACTAATAATAGTAGAACTTACACCAGCATTAATAACAGTATTTTGAGAACTAATAAAAACAGGATAATCAATATAAGGCACAACATTTTTTACTTTAATTAAATCAGTTTGCTGTATTGTTAAAAAGTTAAATAAAAGTTTAGCATTTGTTATAGGATTAAAAGCATCAAATGCTATTGTCATACCAGCAGTAGCAGTTGAAAAAAATCGTTTTAGACTTGTATCAATATTACAAATTAAATTAATTGTATTTATACCAACTAATCCTTGATTATTAAAGTCATTTTTACCTCCAAATAAAAATGGACTTAAAATTAAAGGTTCTGTAAATGTAGCTTCTAAAAATATATCAAAATAATCAGTATTAGCATTAGAACGCAATGTTCCATCAATATAATTACCAGCATTATCATAATGATTAACTAATATTGAGCGTAAGGGAAAAGCTCCACGAGGTATAAGTAAATTATCATAGCCACAACTTCTATAATCTGCCAATGGATTATTATTATTACCTTGTAAATCAGCATAATTATTTTTATAAATATCAAGCATAGTAGGAGACATACCATTATAACGCTGTATATCTCGTAATTCTATTAATCTTAATAATTGAGGTAATACTTCTTGTGAATTAATAGAAACAGTAGTATTATTTATAACTGCTGACATATTTTTAAAACTACTATTTAAAGGAAAAGCCTGAAAAGCGTCCCCTAATCCATAATCGAAAGGAACATCATTACCTTTCGCAACACCAGTAATAGTTAATTTTATTTTATATGTAGCTTGTATTAATACATTTCTATCAATTACAGTATATTCACTCGGTATATTAACATTAAAAGATAATTGATTATTAGTTGTTGATACAGCATTATAACTTGTATATGTAGAAGAAGCACCACCAGAGAATACACCATAACCAACTTGTGAAGTAATATTACCTATTCTACTATCTTTCACAAGAATAGGTTTAAAATCATTATCATTCATAATTATATATATATATTAATTATATATTAATAAAAAAAAGGTTTATTATTATTTTTTAGAAATTACATAACAAAACTATCTAATTTTCTCGAAACTTTACCAGCAGACATAGAACCTCCACCAGTCGCAATATCAATAGCTTTTTTAACTACTGGAAGATATTTCATACCAGTAGAAATCATATCACTTAATGAGCCACCAACAAGACGAGAATAATGAGAGCTTGAAATGCTTTCACCTTGTTGAGCTACATCAAGAGCCATTTGTTTAGTTATAAGTCCAGTATAAATAGATGAAGAACCAGCAATAGTAGTAAATACGCCTGAATTACAAGCAATAATACATATTTCAGGAGCTAATGCGTTAGCAGTAGTATTACGAACAACAATATTTGCTTGAAAGTTGAATTGTCCTATTGAACCATTAGTTAAATAAGCAGGAAGAGACAAATCTTTCGCAGGATTAATAACAAGAACAGAACCAGTAGAAGAAACATTAAGATTATCTAAAATAAGTTGATTTGTAGCAACAGCATCAGCATCAGCTCTATATCTATTAGCTTTACCAGAAAACTCATACCAATTTTGCTGTGAGCCATTAGAACGAGATAATCGCCATAAGTCTTGTGTAGTAGCTGATGAAAGAAGTCCAGAAGCATTATTGAAATTAACAGAGACAGTTTCAATAGGTAAGAAGTAATTAGGGTCTCTAAAAGTCATATTAGCTACTGGTTTGCGTGCGACAATTATGAAATAATCAGGAACTTGATTTAGCTGAATATTTTGAGTTGATACAGTAGATGATGCCCCAGCATTGATATTAGCAAGAGCAGAAGTGATATAACGAGGATAATCAACATAAGGGATTATATTTTTAGCTTTAATTAAATCAGTAGGTTGTGATGTTAAGAAATTAACTAATAGACGAGCATTAGTGATATTAGTAAGAGCAATAGTAGCATTAGCCCAATTTTTAGCACTTGAAAATACTCGTTTAGCAGTACTGTCAATATTAAGATTGAGATTGAGAGTATTGAGACCAACAAAGCCTTGTGAATTAAAATCACTTTTACCACCAAATAAGAATGGAGATAAGAAAATAGGTTCAGTAAAAGTAGCAGTAAGAGTAATAACCCAACTATCAGCTACATCAGTTGCTGTTAATTTAGTATCAGTTCCACCAGCCTTTAATGTATGAACTACTGTTATAGCATCAAGAGGATGAACACCACGAGGCATAAGACAATTATCTAATCCAGCAGTATTAAATGAACCAAGAGGATTATTATTACCATCAACTGTAAATGTCTCATAATCAAGAACAGACTGGTCGGTATATGTAGGGCAAAGTCCATTATATTTTTGTAAGTCTCGAGGGTCAATCATTCGTAATAGTTGAGGTAATACATCTTGTGAGTTAATAGAAACATTAGTATTATTAATAGTAGCGTTCATAGAAGTTATAGAAGAATTGATAGGGAATGCCTGAAAAGCGTCTGTTAAGCCGTATTGAAACATAACTTCATTTCCTGTTTTTGATGAATTAGCAGGGATAGTAAGAGTTAATTGATAAGTAGCTTGAATTAATACATTTCTATCCATAATAGTATTTTCACTTGGAACATTTACATTAAAAGATAATTGAGAGGTAGAAGTAGAAGTGGCAGGAAATGGTTGATAGTTATTAGTTGCTCCACCTTGAAACACACCATAATTCACACTATCAGTTATATTATTAATACGACTGTCTTTAATCGCAAAGGGGGTAAAATCAGCAGATGCCATTAACTATAATTATTTATATTATAGTTATAAGAAAATAATTTTTTGTAATAAAAAAATAAACGAATTATAATAATAATTTTGTTCCTTTATTCTTAATCTTTTCAAATAGAAGTTTAATAGAAGCTCTACCGCCAGACCATAAATAAAAGGGTTGTAATTTACCAGTCTTATCTTTCCAGAAGACTTTAATATCAATATTATTAATAGGACGATTGCTATTTAATGTAATTCTTCTAAACTCTGCTGATGGAGCATACAGTAAATTAGGTTTATAGCTTATATCATCATTATTACTCATATCAGTGATAATTTGAGCTGAAACATTGTTTTCATTAGAATTAGTAAGAAGTTGATTATTATTAAATGTTTGAGGAGCTGACATAAGATTAGGAACAATAGGCAAAGTAGTAGTTGTAAATACAATAGAAGAAACAGGGGAAAAATTAGAAATAGTAGGATATTCTTGATGAAGTTCAATCATAATTTTATTACTACCGACAAAAGTCTTTTGAATTAAATTATAACCATTTTCATCAGTCATTCTAATTTGATAAATGTTATTATTAGGATTAGTTATTGAATATCTAAATACAGGAAAAGAAGACAAAAGAGCGAATAAAGGACGGTTAAAATAGATACGAATATGTGTATTATTATTTATATTAAATTTTGCGTTTTCGGCAACAATAGCAAAAGTCTTATTAATATCATCATAATAAATAAAAGGAGCATCAACATTATTTAAAATTCCACCACCAACAGAAACATTAAGAGTAGTCATAGACGCTTTAAAAGCAGTATTAATAATTTCAGCAACATGGAAATATGAATAACCATAATAATAATTACTATCACTTTGAAAACCATTAGCATTAGCATTAGCAGAAGGAGCAGGAGGGACAGAAACTTCTTTATGAATAGGTATCCAAACTAAATAAGTAGGAGGAATAACAATTTCAGTTGTTCCATTCCAATAACTTAAATTAATTGAATGTATCATTAAATTAGGATTAGATTGATTAGGTTGAATAGATGCTATATAAGATGGTAATGAATATGTGTCTAATTGAAATCGAATAATACTAACAGTATATTCACTGGGATTAGAAAGAAAAAAATTATTTCTTGTATCTCTAAAATAGAGTTGTTCTGGTTCTTGTGTTGTAGATTGATAATTTTGATAAGTCATATCATAATAAATATTATCATAATCACTTGAAGACATTAATTATTGTTCTTTTATAATTATTATATAATAAAAAAATAAAAATCTTTTTGTATTTTATATATAAGAATAATTAGAATAAATGGAAAAAAAAATATTAAATCAACTTTGTATAAGTGAATATGAAATTATAGGTTCATACGCTGATAAAAATATAAATCGTGATGTAGTCAGTGATATAGACACACAAGATATAGAAATATTTAATAATGATGATATAACAACTTATAATAAAATATTAGAACATTTTAGAGATATATTTAAAAAATATAAAGATGATAAAAGAGTTGTAATAACAGATTTTAAATGCGGTGTTGATAATGCTAATGTGCCAATAAGATGGAAATATAATGATATAATGCGAGGTTATACATATTTAGATAATAATAAAAAAGCATATTTTATAGACCAATTACAGAAACATTCAATAATTAAAATAGATATATTAGCATTTGTTAATGATAAATATATGGAAATAACACAAAATTATTATTTTAGATTTTTAAAAGGAAATAAGACTAAAACAAGTTTTACAATCCCAAATATTAAAGAAATATTAATATCATTAAAAAAAGATGTAATTAAATATCGTAATGAGAAAAAGAGATATTATAAATCATTAAAGAGATTAAATAGCTGGTATAAATTACAAAATAAAGTAAATGATAAATTATTATCAGTTATTAATAGTGATTATGGGAGAAAAGCTGTTGAAATGAGTGATTATGAAAATCTATTATATGTAATTAAAAATAAAAAATTGTTTAATATAGATGATATAAATAAAGCAAATCCTGATAATCTAACTAAAAAACAAATTGAAAATAAGATACAGCAATTAGATAAAGAAATTAATTCAAAAGAACTATTAAAGATAATTAAACAAAATAAATTATACTAACTAACAATAAATAAGTATTACTAATTATTTTTATAAAAGTTTAAAATGCCTAAAAATAGACCTTTTAGATAATTTATAAAATAATCATAAATACTTAATCATTGTTAATAGATAAATAAAAATCTATTTTTTTATATTATATATAATATATATATAATCTTTATGAATACAGAAGATGAAGGAAGTATTATAGCTAAAATTATTAATACTGAAAATGCTAAAAAAAATAAAATAATTTGTGTAGAAAATGATAAGTCAAAAGTTAAAGAATATTTACAAGAAATAAAAATAACTAATCCTAATGAAAGTATTCAACAAATACCTAATAAGAAAAAAGAAAGAGATATTTTATATATTACAGGAGCATCTGGTTCAGGCAAAAGTTATTACACAAGAGATTATATAAAACAATATCACGCAATGTATCCAAAAAATCCCATTTATTTATTATCATCTTTAAATGAAGATGAAACATTAGATAAATTAAATTATATTAAACGCATCAATTTAGACCAAAAGTTTTTTGATAGTAATTTAAGTATTGAAGATTTCAGGGATACATTATTAATAGCTGATGATGTTGATTGTTTAACTGATAAATTAATGAAAAGAAAAATAAATGAAATATTAGATATTATATTACAAACTGGAAGACATAGTAGAACAAGTTTAATTTATACATCACATATAGCAAATAAAGGCAATGATACTAAAATGATACTTAATGAAGCACATTCAATAACAATATTTCCATCAACTATGGGAATAAGAACACAGAAATATTTATTAGAAGGTATGTTCGGTTTAGATAAAAATCAAATTAAAAAAATAAGACAGATAGGACAAAAATCAAGATGGGTTTCAGTTATGAAAACTTTTCCTCTAACTTGTTTATATCAAAAAGGAGCGTATGTTCTTAATGTTGAAGAATAAAGTTATTATCTTTATATTCTTTATAATCGTCAAATATAGAATTATCACGAAAATCAATCATATCTTCACTAATATCAATAAGCATTTGTTTAGTAAAATTAGGTTCAACTAATTTAACTTTTTCTTCATAATATTCATAAGGTTCTTTAAAATCTTCTTTAAGTGATAAATAAAAATATTTTTTATTTTTATGTTCTTCAAGTGATTTCCAAAATTGATTAATTTCAACTTCACTTAAACCCCAATAAGTTTTAATCATTATTATTATATATAAAATAGAAAATTAATAATATGTAATAAGCCAATCGCCACAAGAATTACTTAAAGGAGAGAAATTAATAGACATTACATTAAATGTAGAAGTGCATTTTATAGCCTTATATGCAGAATAATAGGTAATATCGCCATTAGTTGTAGGTTGAATTATAGGAGAACCAGCAAAACTTGTTTTAAACTTAATCCATATAGCTCCATTATTATTATTATATAAATCTATTTTAAATGATAAACCTCCCATATGTGATAATATTGTAATGCTTGATGATTGTGATGCTGGTGATGATGATGACGATGGTGCTGATATATTAAAATTAATAAAATAATGGTCGTGTTGTCCTATTTCATAAGTGCCAACAGTAGCCATATTTAAAATATGAGTATCACAAGTTCCAATATTATTTTTAATAACATTAACTGATGGAACTAATGTATCGTGAAAATAGAACTTTTTAAATCCTGATATAGTATTACCATCAAAAATATTATTACAAATTATATTTTGTGCGTTTGTAGCAAAAGCAGTATTACCAATTCCATATTCAGCTATTTGAACTGATGTTCTTGAAGTATCACTTAAAAAATTATTACCAGTTATATTACATAAACAATAACCATCTAAACCTAAATTATTTTTATTTCTTGCTATATGATTTCCAGAAATAACAAGATTAAGAACATCTTCGGCATATATACCAAAACTACTATTTCTTGCATTTACAGCATTAACTCCATTACCTATAACACTAGGTCCGATAGAAGCCCAAACTTGACAGCCAACAACAGCATAACTATATTGAATACTTTTTAACCATATACCACAACCTTCATTATGATTAAAAGTAGCACCAGTTATTGAACCATGGTCGCTATTTCCAATCACTCTGCCATATACCTGACATCCTATCAAATTAGCATTATAATTACCACCAACTATTTTATTATTACCTCCTAATATTTGAATACCGTGTGTAGTGCAACCTGAAACATCACAATTTAAAGCAGTATAATATTCACCTCTTAAAGGAATTAGATGAGAAGATTACAGAGCTTGATAAAAAATCACAGGCCTTAACAGAAGTTTGGGCTAAGGAAAAAAATCAAATTCAAT